CTGTTATTTCTCTTTTTGGTCATGTATTGGATCCATGTGACCTCATGGACTGTACATCCTATCATACTATCTGTGGGTTAGCCTCCGCCGTGCAGTCTCTTGGCATTCTGTTTAGCACTAAAATAATAGTTTTGGGGAATTTAACTGATAGAACCCAATGAACCTAGGTGGTCCGTCCCCTTATTTGAGCATAAGTGCTTTCTATTCAACGATAGTTCGTTTGCTTAGCCATTACAGCTTAGCGGGCGTGAAACACGAGCGCTCTGAATGTATTATACATCTATCATTACACCACTCTACTGTTGTTTCATCATACCTTCTTTCTTGAGCCTTTTGTACATCTGGGATGATGCCAAAAGCCCGCCAAAATGAAAGTCTGGCGTCGTCACATAAATCATCTACATATTTTTCACTCATACGTAACGAGAGATAGTATATCCCTCCTTCTAATTTAATGTCACGGAACTTAAAATTTCCAATCTGCAAACTACCATTCTTTATCATGCTTCTGTAATAGTTCTGCCACATTGGTATCCCGCCAGTCAAACTTAACCCCCCTTTTCCAACCGAGTTCAAATAGTTGGCCAAGTCCTTTCTTGCATTAAAAGGTGTTAAGCTTGTTGCATCCTTGACTGATGCCGTTCTAGGGTCGCGGACCATGCGCCATTTTTGTCCGTCCCATACAGGTTTCGTTTGACAGAACTCTATGTGTTCTATTCTATAAACCGGTTCTTCCACCGTCATAACTAAGCCAAATCTCCTGAAGAAATCTGGTAGTTCTCTTTGAATTGCTTTTATGTACTTCTTATCTATAAACAATCCCCCGTCATCTCCCATATCAATCACTGCAAAATCGTCCAGTTTCATGTGGTAAACACAAAACACGTAAATTACACATGACATTATAACACATCCTGTCATAGATGTGGTCATTTCCCCTGAGCATAAGCCCCCGTTCATTAAGTATTCCACTGTACCATCTCTTGCTTTGCCTTTACATTGGTTATGTAAGGTATAAGCGCATAGTTCAGCGACACATTTACGGTCATTCTTGTTCGGAAAACAATCTTTTATAACATCGTGCAATATTCTTAACAACTCCTTATTGCAGCATTGATCAAATCTACTAGCATCTAATCCTATAAAAACACAATCATCGCCAATCCTTTTCCATTTTATACTTATCTGAAATCCTTGCTCTAGCGCATTCAGACCTTTCATAATGGTTTTCTCTTGTCGGCATCCGGTTGTTCTTAAGTTATACATTTTATCTATAGCGTGGTAAACTCTATCTTCAC